GGCTCGGGAATCGAGGGCCGCGTGCTCGGATTCGGGGCGCAGGACCGCAGGGAGGGGGCAGGCGTCTGAAGCGGTGCAGCGTCTGCATTGGGTTCCCGGCAACGGCTGCCAGCGCCGTTCGCCCACGTTCACCTCATGGAGGCGCTGTAGGAGCAGCTCCAGGTCTTCGCGGAAGCTGGCGAGCTGGGGCGGGGTGACCTCGATTTCGCGGCGCACGATGCCGTCGGCGCGCAGTTCGCGGGGGAAGGCGAGGACCAGCCGGTAGCGGTCGAACTGACCCAGCGGCATCCCATCGTCGGTGACGCCGAAGGCCGCCAGGACCGCTAGGAAGATGAGCTGGAACGAACCGGCAAAGCGTGGCTGGTCTTCCTCATCGTAAGCCTGCTTCTGGAATTCCTCGGCGCTGGGAGCAAACGAACTCTTCCAGTCAGTGATCGCGCAGACGCCGCCGCCCAGGTCCTCGACAAGGTCGGCCCGCGCCAGCACCCGATAGGGACCGCATTGCAGCGTGAAGGTCTGCTCGATGCCCAGGATCGGATGGTCGAACCACGTCCCTTTGCACCAGTTGTAGACGAGAGCTCGCAGCGCATCGCGCTCTTGGACGGGGACGTGAAACTCGGCCCGGTCGCGCATGACCTCGCCGAGCACTTCTCGGCCCAGTTCGGGCGGGACCTTCGCCATCTTCTGCCCTTCGCGTTCTGAGGCGCTGGGCTGATAGTCGGTGGGACCCTCGCCGCCGTCGCCGAGTTCGCCTTGCTTGCGGACCAGCATCCGCAGGAGACGATCAACGGTCTCGTGAAATAGGACACCCCGATTCAGCTCATGCGACCCGGCCCCGCCCTTGTAGCGCAGGTAGAGATAGGCGTCGCGGGGACAGGCGTCCAGCTTGTTGAGGAACGTCTGGGAGGGCACCTTGGGCACTATTGGCTGGCGATCCTCGGATACAGGGTCTAGATTTCTCCAGTTTGTGCTCACGCTTCTGCTGCCCTCAATCGCCCCGCGGCTAGCTCCGCCTGATGGACTTCTACATGCTCGGCGCGGGTCAGGACTTCGAGATTCTTCAGCCGATCATCGCTCGGGTCGCCGTTGATGTGGTGGACGATCTCCTGCGGACCAAGTTCCCGACCGAGATGCGCTTCCATCATGACCCGTGCGAAGGTGCACAACGAACCGTCCCGGCCATAGACGAGTGCGCGACCGTTGTCCAGAATGCTGAATCCTCCGTTGAAGCGGCTGTTTTTTGGTCCCGTCAGCAACCGGGCTTGGTGGCCCTTGATGAAACGCATACCTTCTGCTCCTCGGCAAAGAGAGCGGGGAAGAACTCGCGCTTGATCTCTTCGACCGACCGATACCGACGCTTCAGAGCGTCCCCGCCGCTATCCAACTCCTCTGCCATCGCCAGTGCTTCGATAGCGATGTGGTCCCGTTCGGCCTCGGCCGCCCTGCGGTCGGCTGCGACCCGCTCGTAGTCGGAGTAGCGGACCACCTCGATGTCGCTCTCATACGTCTCTGGCGGGCAGTGACATCCCTCTTCGCCACCAGTCCCGCAGCGATCGCAGACTGGGATCGTCCAGCGCTCCACCTCAGCCATCCGATCCGCCCTCCTTCGCCTCCGCAATCGCCTTCTCGACCGACTCGATCCGCTCTTGCTGGGAGCCGCGACGTTCGGCGGAGTCGATCAGGGGCTTGGCTTTCTTCGCGCCGATCAGGCGAAAGAGCTCCACGCGCCGAGTGTCGAGCACCTTCTCGGTGTCGCGCAGGTTCTCGATGGCCTTGGCGACCCGCCCGAGTTCCTCGTGGGAATGCTGGGCGTCGCGGACCATCTTCGCGGAGCGGCCCGGGGCCAGTCGGTCGGGGTTGACCTGGGCGAGTTCGCGATAGGCGGCGTCGATGCCCTTCCGCAGCTTCGTCGCCTTCTCGTCGGTCAGCGGCTGCTGGGCCTCCTCCGGCGTCTCATCCTCCTCCGGCGCCGCCATCCCCTCGGCCAGCCCGCCGACCGAACCCGTCCGCGCATCGCCGTGGTCCAGCGGCTCGCCGAAGCGGTTATCGTCGGAGGCCAGCCAGCGTTCGTAGGCTTCGCGCAGCCAGCGCTCGTGCGGCTCCTTGAGGTATCCGGCCTTGCCCGACTTCATCCGCGCCAGAGTCGGTTTGTCGTCTCGCACTTCGCCCGAGGGCGTGACGTAGAGGTTGAAGGGCGGCATCGCGTAGAGATAGGCGCCGACGCCGAAGCGAACCGCGACCCGCTTCAGAGCATCGGAGTCCGCCGCCTTGGCCTTCATGCCCTCGCTGTGGCCTTGGCCCTCGCCGACATCGGTGTGGGTCTGGCTCAGCACCGTCAGCCGGTAGCGCATCAGGTTCGGCTTGCCCTCCAGCGGGGACTCCTGCTCGGTCCAGCCGCCGGCGACGACCGCATTCAGCCGCTCGGCGACCAGGCGCGCGTCGATGTAGCCGACCACCGTGGCCCAGGTCTTCTCCTTGGCTTCTTTCGGCCCCGTGACCTGGACCTTCCAGCGCACCGCTCCGGGGGTGAAGGGGCGGCGCAGATGGATCAGCGCCTCCTCGATCTTCGCGGTCGGGATTGGGGGCAGCGGCTTGTCGGTCATCCCATCCACGCCCTTATGCCCCCGCCGAGGTCCTTGGGCTTGCCCTTATGCCCACCCCACTCCTCGGCGGGCGTTTCGTGGCAGCGCTTTATGTCGGCAGCCGCATTGCGGATCGCCTCGCGGGCCTGACCACTGAACCGCTCCACCCTCTCAGTCATGGTCGGCCTCCAGGGTGTCTAGGGCAGCGGCTTTGACCTCGTAATCGGTCGGGGAGAGCAGCTTGCGGAGGTCGCTGATGACCAGCCGATATGTGGCCGCGACCTGCCGGTAGGCGCTCGGGTCTTTGGCTCTGCCCTCGTACTCGCAAATCAGCCGTTCAATTGCCTCACTCCCCATCGCCCTGCACCTCCTTCCCGTCCAAGCTCACTGGCAACGGTGCCTTTTGGCGATCTGGGGCTTCAGAGTCCTGGGCGCAGATTTCCGGTTGGAGCGGGGTAGGTCTCGCCGCGAGTCTCAGCGCTTCGCCGAAACCACGCGCGGCACCCGTTACGCCCTGTCGAAGGTCGATGAATGGCTTGCCGATACCCATCACGAAGCCTCCTGGTTATCGAGGGCGGCGAGAGCAATCCCGAAGGCAGCAGTGAAGGCTTCGCGCATTCGATTCGCCGTAGCGACGCTGTAGCCGCGTCCATCGAAGCTGAACCTGTCAAGAGCAGCGACTACAGCCGGGTCGCCCATCATCGCGTCGCCGAAGTCGTTCCAGAACGGCTGGGGGACCGCCCCCTGCTCTAGATACTTGATTCCCAGCCGCTCCCTCTCTTCCTCGGCTATGCGCTGTACGGCTTTCTCGTGGTCGGGCCAGAGAACTATGCCCCCAGTTCGGTCCTCAACAATCCTTCCGACATATCCCTGAACTGAGGCGAGTCGATACCGCGTCAGGGAGCGCTTGCGCTTGGGAGTGGGGTCGGTCATCGGGAAGCCTCCTTACCGGGATAAGGACCAGGCGGTGTCTCTTTTGACGGGCACCGATTCGCCGGGTCGCTGCTGGGCGGACAGATGCATCTCCGCGTCCAGCCATCGGCGGCGGAGCCTTCCCAGATCCCGTACACGTGCTCATGCTCGGTCATCGGGAAGCCTCCAAGTTGTCGAGGGCGGCTACCAATCCGCCGATGTCGTCCGCCCACTTGCGAAGGTCGGTTTGGACCTCGCGACCAGCACCCCAACGACCATCCGCTTGCTGCGAGTCGAACCATGCAGCGAGGAGCCGTAGCTTCTCGGGATCGGGAAGCGTCGTCCTTATCCGCTCCCTCTCTTCCTCGGCTCCCTGCTTGCGGAGGGCTGGGGCGACGGCTTCGATGGCAGCCCATGCGGCCGAATTGATATCCGGTGAGAACGCGGCCGGACGCGGACCGCAACCCGGAATGTGCTCGACCATGGCCGTCTTCGCCGCCTCTACCGCCTCCTCCGGGACATCAAGTCGGGAACCGCTTTCCTCAGCCAAGAGAGCCTCCTAACGGGGGGACAGGATCGGAGCGAGACTAGCGGAGCAGTTGCCGCGCGTCAAGCATCGGGCGGATCGAGTCCGAATTCGGGGTTCAGGGTCGCGAGGGCATGCACGATCTCCGTGCAGAAGATGCAGCCGCCGCGAGGATCGACGCCGTCGGTCTCCCCGCGCATGATCTCGCCGAGATGGCCCGCCGCGCCTTCGCTGAGTTCGAGATGCAGCTTCGCGGTCACGGGAATTTCCGCTCCAGCTCAAGCTCCAAGCCATAATCCGCCGCGAACTCCTCGACATGGGCCGGAAGGGCAGCGCGGGGGACGGTGAGGGACGGGGTTGCCGCACTGTCTAGGCGTCTATGGTGGCCGACGCAGGCAATGCCTCCGTTCCTCGGGCACCAGGCGGCGAGCAGAATCACGGCCGCTAGGTCATAGGTGCCGGTTCCGAAGCAGGCAGGACAGGGCGTAGCGGCCAGGATGGCGCTCATGCCGTCGATGTTGTCGAAGGCCCGGCCGGTGCCCTTGCACTCATCACAGGGCGTGGGTGCCGGTAGCAGCGCCCCCAGCGCATTTTCGACTCTCTGCCTCCCGACGAAATGAAAACGCTCCAACCGACCCTCGCAGGGACGCTTGAGCGGGTCGAACGGTGCTAGCCAACAAGCCGTCGAGCGACCGTCGAGCCCGCGAAAGCCGAGTCGCGGAGCGCCCGGCGGAATTGCCCGCTCGTCAATCCCGTCACGGAAACTTTCACGGAGCCAGGCTGGGGCCTTGCGCTTCACTTGCCCTTGCTCTCGGCGAGGTCGGAGTGGGCGAGGTCATAGCGGAGCGTTTCGACGATGCCGGGGCAGAATTCTATGAGATTCCCCTTGAGATGACCATCGAGCAGGTCCTCGCTGAGGTCATCCCGCCCGCACACCGGGCAGAACCGCAGCCAGAGATGGATCGGGGGGGAGTGCGTTCCCGGCTGCTCAGCCATCGCCCTTCACCCGCCTCATCCGCGGCTCCGGCAAGGGACGGCGGACGATGTTCGAGGGAACCTTGGCGCCGCTGTCGGGGGTCGGGCGCTCGCCCAGCAGGCGCCGCCACTCCTCTGGGTTAGAGCGGGCCGAGCGTTTCACTTCGTCAGCGTCGGGTGGGGAGCCTCGGCGGGGTCGATGCGAACGTAGATGCCGTCTTCGGTTCCCTCGCCGCAGTAGACGCAGCTCTCTCGCTCGGCATCCTTGACCCTGGTCGCCAGCCGACCGGGGTTGCGGGCGATCCAGCACTCCAGGCAGCTCGGCTGGGTCCAGCTGAGGCGCGGCGGATCAGGCATCGTCGTCCTCCTCCAGACCCATCTTGGCCCGCAGGCGAGCGACACGGCGCTGCAACCGTTCCTTGCGCTTCTTCCAGAACGCTTTTGCGCTCGGCTTGTCGGACCAGCCCCATTTCGTGATCCGATCTTCGACATCGACCAGTCGCAGTTCGAGTCTCCGCAGTAGCCAGCGCCTAAGCATCTGAGTCCTCCTCGGGGAAGGCGGCATCGAAGGCTGCCTTGATCGAGTTCTGAACCTGTTCTGCCCAGGTGACACCGCGAATGCTCTTTTTGCCGGCGGGTCGCGCCTCCCACGCCCGCGTCATCGTTTCTCCGTCAAGCAGTCGCTCCCGCACCTTCGGTAGCACGGCTTGAAGGGCTTTGCGGATGCGCTCGCGCTGAATGGCTGGTCGCGTGAGCCCGAGGCTCGCATCCTTTAGAAAGGCATCCATCCACTCCTCCGGCACCTTCACGACTCGATGTCCCACGGTTTCTCCTCGCCTTCCCCCGCGAAGAACGACATCTCCGCCTTGCGCCTATCACCCATCGCTCTTGCCGGAGGTGGATAGTGAATCGGGTGCGCGTTCATCGGTAGGTAGCAGCATCGGCAGCGCCCGCTGGGGCGGATATCCCAGGGTCGCAATGGCCGGAAGCTATGCGGGGGCGTAGTCGCAACGTTCACGACTTCGCCTCCTCCCGCTCGACACGGGCCGTGAGAATCGCCAGGCGCAGAGCATCGTTGGTCGGCAGGGACTCGCGCAGGAGCTTGGACAATCCGAATTCCTCAGCGACGGCAAGGAGCTCTTGGCGATCCCGGCCCCGCAGCTCATTAATGTCGGCGACGGTGAGGGGCATCGCTACCTCCAGCTTCGAGAGAACAGGATCACGCGCAGAGCGTAGCGAAGCGGTTGCCGCGCGTCAACGCTTGGCGGGCTTCGCCGGCGAGACCCTGGCGCGGGCCAGGAACGAGAGCGCCACCGGCAGCAGCGCGGCGAGAAGGGTTTCCGTCAAGCCGGCGTCGAGCACGATATGGAAGTGGGAGGCGAGGCCGATAAGGATGCCCGAGAGGGCGGCGGCGCTGAGGACCGGCTCGGCGGCGAGGGGCTTCATCTGGCCCCGGCGCGACCACGACGTAGTTGACGGTCGCCAGCGCCAGCTTGTCGATGAGGATCTGGATCAGGTTCACGTTGCCTCCTAGATGGCCGCAGCGGGGCGGCGGTTGTTGGCCTGCTCTTTGGGCGATGCCCACCGGCAGTTGGACTTTTCGTAGTTGCCGTCGTTGTCAATCCGGTCGAGCGTCTTGCGCTCCGGCCGTTCTCCCATATCGGCTAGGAAGTTCTCGAAGCTGTCGAGCCAGCGGTCGCAGACGGTGATGCCTCTCCCACCATAGTTGGGATAGTTGCTGGCCTTCGGATTCAGGCATCGGCCTCGCATCGACATCCATGAGAGGTAGGTCGGAGTTCGGGTCTCGCCGCTCTCCGACCAACCTCTGCCTACATGCCCATGCTGACGGCGGGTTTTCCCCGCCTCGACTGCTCGCTCGCGCTGAAGGCAACCGCAGGACCGCGTCCGCCCGCGCGACAGCGCGGATCTATAAACAATGGTCGTGGTGCCGCACTCGCAGCGACAGAGCCAGCGGGTCTGGCCCCCTGTGTCCTCTGCCCGCTCCATCACTGTAAGCCGCCCGAATTGCTCGCCGGTGAGGTCGATGAATCTCACGAAACGAGCCTAGCGATGGGACTGGTTGGAATCTCAGAGCGGCTTGTTCGGGAACGCCCTGAAGCGGACTTCGGTTCCTGCGCCAAACTGATCGATCGTGCCCGTATCCACCTCGGGAACGCCATGCTGGTAAATGAGCGAGGTTCCATTTCCAGCCGTGAGTGCGGCATGGAAGCCGGTGCCTGAGCCAAAGATGACGAAGACGCCGGTATGGGTTTCGGCGTAGCGCCTCGACACCTCTCTGCCTTCCTCAAGGATTGATCCGGTGTAGGCACCCGTGAGGCTTGGGCCTTTTACGCCGCACGCATAGCGAAGCATGGTCCCCCACCACGAGCAGTCCGTGCGATAGCCGCGACCAGCGGGGACGTTGGTCAGCCCATAGCCCGTGACCCAGGTCCCGGCCTCGCTGTATTCGAGCCGGAAGATCTTGTGGGCGAGCCGCATCGCGAAGAGCAGGCGCTCCTCGGCCGTGCCGCCGCGCACCATATTGGGGCCGACGCGGTGAGGCTTGCGGAGCTTCTTGCGCCGTTCGATGGCTTCGGTCAACTGCAAAGCCCGCCGCTTGACGATCCGCCGCCAGGCGTTGCGCAGCTTCGCGAACCGCTTTGCCTTCGAGCGGCCTTCGACCAGGCGCTTGCGATATTCCTCGACGGTGATGGCCGGGAGTCTAGGGGACCGGCCGGGCGACCCGCTCAATCCGCGAGCACCAGCGCCACCGCGGCGAGCAGCATCGCCACCAGCAGCACCAGAGCATGGGTGGCGAACCAGAATGCGAGACAAGCCAGGAAGACGAGCACCAGCTGCCGGTTCAAGGGGGTTTCCTAGCCGGGGACGCAGGTGAAGACGCCGGGGGTTTCGGTCTCGGTGCAGGTGAGCGTGCCGGAGAAGGTGCCTTCCGGTCCCGGCGGTCCAGGTTCGCCTCGTTCACCTTGAATGCCCGGCGGTCCCGCTTCGCCCTGCGTCCCTTGAGTCCCGGTTTCGCCAGGTTCGCCCTGCGCCCCGATGTCGCCCTTTTCGCCGCGTTCTCCCGGCTGGCCCTTCTCGCCTTGCGCCCCGGCGCTGCCTTCCTTGCCCGCTTCGCCCTGCGGGCCGGGCGGCCCATCGACGCCGTGTTCGCCCGGCCTTCCGGGTTCCCCCGGCCTCCCCGGCGCTCCGGTCTTGCCGGGCGGCCCGCCGGTCCCCGGCAGCCCCGGTTCGCCGTTGTTGCCGCTTTCGCCCGGCACTCCCGGAAGGCCCTGTTCGCCGCGCAGGTATTCGGCGATGTGGACGACCTTGCGTTCGGCGGCACCGGCCTTCTTCGTCGCCCGCTTGGCGGTTTCTTCGGTCTTCGCCGCAGAGCCTTCGCGGCTGTTGGCGCTGTTGCGCAGGAGGATGCCCAGGCCGACCACGGCGGCGAGCAGAACCGTCGCGAGGAGGGCCAGGCGGAGTTTGGCCTTGCCGCTCATCGACCTAGCCGATCGCCTTCGTCGCAACCGCCAGGACCAAGAGCATGATGAGCGTGCCGACGCCGCCGACCACGGCCCCGTAGAGCATCACGCGGACCTTGATCGAGGCGATGTCCTCGCGGACGGCACCCAGCAGGCTCTCGATCCGCTCGATGTCGGTGCGGATATGGTCGAGACGGCGGCCGGTCTCGACGATCTGGGCTTCGACCGTTCCCTCCCAGCGCGCCCGAGAGATTTGGGTCTCGGAGTCCATTCACGATTTCCCCGCCCGCTCCTTTTCGAGCCGCGCCAGCCGCTTTCGCATCGCCGACATCTCGCCGTTCAGCTTGATCTTGATCTGGCCCATCTTGCGGTTCAGCGCCCAGCCGAAGGCGACCGCGGGGACCGGGCTGAGGCAGGCGATGACGACGTGCTGCCAGATGATCGGCGGTTCGCTCATCCGACCAGTTCGGCCTGGGCCGCCTCCTGGGCCAGCAGGACCGAAAGCGCTTCGGTGGACTGGTCGAACTCGACGCTGGTCCTCGGCACATCGCCAGAGCAGTCGACGCTGACCCGCTTGATCGGGAAGGTGGTGCGGCGGTCGGGTGTCGAGTCGAGCGAGAAGGCGGTCTCGGCCGGGAGGATGTCGGGAATGCGCAGGTTGGAGCCGTCGGCGCGCATGTAGTAGGCCGGCAGCTTGCCGCGGCGGTAGTGGCGGACCTTGCCGCTGACGGTGCCCGAGCCTCTTGCCGGAGCGAAGCCCGCGAAGATGTCGAGGAAGATTTCGGCGAGAATCTGCGCTCCGGCTTTCGTGGTGGTCCCGGCGTCCAGAGGCGCCACGCGAGGCGAGAGGTTGGCTTCGCGCAGGTCGGGACTGAAGATCGAGAAGCGTTCGGTGTGGTCGGCCCCGGCCTCATCGGCCCAGTGCACATCGACGGCGTCATAGAGCGAGGAGAGCTCGGTATGAAAGCCGAGGTCGCCTTCGAAGTCGGCCCTGCTCGCGAACCAGTGCTGCGTTGCGGTGTCGGGCTGCTTGTAGTCGAAGTAGCCGTTGATCGAGTTGTCCAGCGGCGAGTCGGGCCCCCAGGTGCCGTAGTCGGCGTTGGCGAAGGCGTTGACCTGCGGGATCGCATCCTTCGGAGTCGTCGCGGTCTCGACCGTGAACTGGGGAATCACGTAGGCGAAGGAGTCGATCCGGCGAGCGGCGATGTCGTTGGCCTTGGAGACGATGTGGACGACGATCTGATCGGCGGAGAAGCCAATATTGGGCCAGGTTCCCTTGAAGGCGAGACCGTGGCGGCCGAAGATCTTCGGATTCTGGAAGGAATAAGTGTTGCGATAGTTGCTGGTCGGGATACTTGCGACATAGGCCATTAGGGCAAAGATGTACTTGTAGCCAGGGCCGCCAGTCGATGCACCATAGAACGACACATTGGACTGGTGCGCTTCAAAGATCGTGCTTTCTCCGGCAGTGAGATCGGAGGTAGCGACAACGATCTTGTTCAACATTTTTTCATCCCCACCGAAAGAGGCAGGAGTTACGACGCCATCGAAGACGATCAGGCCGATGTCCACCCCACCGCCGTGGTACCAAAGCTCAGCCATCGGGGTTCGGCCGACTTCGACAGGCCCGAGCGTGAAGGAAATGCCGGGAGTGCCGCTTTCATCTGGGTTGGTGCTCGTTTGGACGCAGAGTAGCGTCGGCCCGGCGGCGCCCAGCGTAGTTTCGAGCAGATATTTTTTACGAGAGAGGCTAGGTTCCCCCCATTTCGAGAGATCGCAGTCCACGTAGATCTCGCGGAAGGTCACATCGCCGAGCCGGTTGCCCAGCCCATAGGCGGTCACGGCGAGCGATTCCGAGTCCCCGGTCGCGCGGTCGATTTCCTCGACCCGGCCCTGCCAGAGGATGTCCACCCCCGCGCCGACCCGGATCAGGTTGCCCTTGAACGCCTCGGGGTTCCGGCCGAACCAGGAGCGGTGGATCGTGAAGGTGCAGACCTCATCGCCGCCGGGATTGACGGATGACCATTGCAGCCCCTCGACTTCGTCGGTGAGGTCATAACCCTGTCCGTTGCCGCCTTCTGCGATGGCTGTGAGGGTGATCTGGGGAGGCGGCGGCGGGAGTTCCATCAGCCGCCCGCTAGGAACCGGAAACGTTCTAGCACCGCCAGCGAGATGTCCGGCCCGTCGAGTCCCTGCACGTTATCGACCTCCGATTGGAACACGACGACCCGAGCCGCCGCCGTCGCGGTGCTGTTGGAGGCGACAGGTGGCATATGCGGAAACTGCCCCCGGTAGTTGGCGAGGCGGTCCTGGACGAAGACCGAGGCGTTGCCCTGGTAGACGCGGGGTTCTGGGTGGGATTCGAAGCGGAACCATTCGCGGGCGCCGATGTCAACTGCCGAGCCACTTGACAATGACCCATAGTAAAAGTTCGGAACTGAGATGTAGCCTTTTGATGCATTCTGAGCGGCGGCGTTCATTTCTAGTCCCGGCCACCCCACTTGGGTAAACGCCGAATTGCTTGCAGACAACACAGGAGATGCCCCGAGAACACCCGTAGCAATCCAAACATCTGCTCTCGCGCCCTGGATTCTCGTGACAATCTTGTGTTGCTGTCCTTCAAGCAAGCCAGATGCCAGCATGGAGGGCATCCCTGCCGAAGCATTGAGAGAAGTTGCGACACCATCGGTTGACGATATGAGCGCCAGGTAGGGAGAAGGCCCCAAGCCCAGCTTTGCGGCGACCCATCCGGCGCTTGAATACTTGACATAGTTGGTCACCGCGTTAGAAGACGCAGCCACAACCGAGGGCGAGTTGCCAATTGCCGCATTCAGTTTTACTCCGACTTCTGAGAAGACATCGGAATAAAGCACTCCGCTTGCCACCGAATAGAAGCCGGATGCAGCGGTGGTAAAGGTGCTGCTGGCAGTCACTACATTTAGCTGAGCTGAGTGATGTCTGGCCGGAAATGCTTCGCCACCCTCCTGCCCCAAATACCCCCCAACCTTAGCCCAGACTTGGCCAGTTTCCGAAATTGGGGCTTCCTCCAAAAGCAGTTTAAAATAAAGACGGCTGAATGTGTCTCGGATAGGAGAGAGTCCCCTCGCTCCAGCAGTCCGCAGAATCCCCGCTGAGAAGTCCAGCGGCAGGAACATCAGGCCGTTGAGATGGAAGGCCGGAGAGGCGTTGATTAGCGCCCCGTTGGCACCGCCGCCGTAGATGTTCACGAACTGAGTCGGCACCGTGTCTTGGCCGCTCGCCCGCGCCGGGACCTGGACCTCGCCGAGGTCGATCACCTGCCACTTGTTCACGTCGGTCTGCGAGGCGAGCGCCGTGGCTCCTAGCACCGCGCCGAATCTGTCTTCGGCCCAGAGCGGGATCGGCACCGTCAGCGCCGAGCGGCCGATGGCAATCACCCGGTGTCGCCCCACATGCGCGCTAGGCGGGTCCAGGTAGGCCGTGTAGGCGATTCCCGAGGCTCCGGTGGGGGAGACGGGGATCGCCGTGTACTGGCTTCCTATCGCCCCCGAGGCCCCTCTGACCGTCGCTCCGGTCTGCGCCAGGCCCGAAGTGGCGGCGCGGTAGGGGTTGTGGCTCGGATGCGGATGAACGCCCCAGGCGATCACGCGGCCCGCCGAGGCGACCGCCGAGCCGACCCGCACCTCCAGGTTGGCCAGCGCGTAGGCATCGCCCATGATCCCGGTGGCGGCGAATTTGACCACGGCCGAAGTCGCGGCTGGGATCGAGGCGATCAGCCGATGCGTCGCGGTGTTCGCGTAGGGGCGGACGGTCAGCGTCAGCACCGCTCCGGCCAGCGCGTTTATCAGGTGGTAGAAGTTGAATTCCTCGGCGCAGACGCCGCGCTCCAGGTCGAAGTAGCTGGGCGAGTCCACATCGGGATCCACCGCGAATTCGACCTGGGCGCCCTTGACCAGGGCCAGGTCGGCTTCGCGGATCAGCTTCTGGATCGCCGCTCTGCTTTCGCCGGTGAAGTAGAGCGGGAAGGTCATCGTGCGGTTGTCCACCGCGTCGCCGACCCAGGAGCTTCCGTCGCCGAGCGCCGGAGCGCCGGAGAACTGGGGGCGGAAGTAGGCGGCACCGGCCGCATCCGCCGCCGGGGACTCGTCGGGCTGGGTGCGCAGGTAGGGGCTGAAGTCGAAGCCTTCCGCGCCGCCTACTTTGAGTCTCGGGGAGGCCATCAGCGGCCCGGCCCGAACTTGATGTGGCGGTACTTTGCGCCCATGCGCTGGTCTACCTCGCGAGCGAGCCCCGGAGCGGCGATGTCGATCATCGAGGCGATGTCGCCGTGCAGGTGCAGGTGCATCGGCTGGGAGCCGCCGGCCGGGACGATGGTCTCGCCACCGTGGACCGTCGCCGTGTAAGCCTGGTTGACGCCGCCGGGAATCGGCCCGTTCGTGCCGCTCTTGAAGGCGCCGATGTAGGGCGGCATCGCTTTGAGGAATTCGGCCAGCGGGCCGTACTGGAGTTCGGCCAGCCGTTTTTCTTTGTTGGCGGTTTCGGCGAGCTGTTTGGTCGCTTCCAGCAGCGCCGTGTTTTCTTCGGGGACCAGGGCCGATTTGATCTTCAGGCCGAGTTCGCGGATCGCCATCTGCGTGTCCCAGATCACGCCGCCGAAGGCTCCGGCTTCCGGGGTGGACGGCAGTTCGCTCAGCGGCGTGCGGTTGCCGCCGACTCCCTGCACGTTGGCCAGCGCTTCGGCGAAGCTGCCGGAGTTGGTTCTCGGGTCGAAGCTTTCCCGGGCGCTGGAGAGCGCTTCGCGTAGCGGAGGGAGTCGCCATTTCTGTTTCTGGAAGGCTTTCGGGTTGGATTTGCGCAGCGCCACGATGTTGGCGATCTGGGCGGCTAGGCCGGAGATGTGGCTTTCTGCCGTCCCCTCGGCGCCGATGATCGTGTTGCGCCAGGCATTCTCGGAGCCGAGCACCGCGCCCAGGGCCGGGGACTCCTTGCCTTCGATGTAGGCAGCCAGCGTCGATCCGGAGGCTTCTTCAGGCTCCAGCGCGGCGACCTGTTCGGCGTACTGCGCAGCGACCTCATAGGCCGTTTCGCGGTCGGCAATGTGTCGCTCGGCATCGGGGAAGGTCCCGCGCGGCAGGATTTTCTTCGCGATCAGCCGTTCGCGCAGCAGCTTGGACTGGACTTTGAGCAGTTCGGCGACTCGTTCGCGCAGGAGTTTCAGGTTGGCCCGAATCGCATCCTTCTCGTCCTTGCGTTTGACCGAGTGCAGCGCGGCGCGGTATTCGGCCTGCTGGGAGCGCCGTTCGCTCAGCTCGTGGCGGACTGCTCCGAGCGTCGTCGGCAGCGGCGGGAAGGTGAGCTTGGCGAGCGAGACTCGCCCCGCCCAGTTGGCATAGCCGCCCGGCGCGATGGTGGCGACTTTCTGGTGGAAGGGAACGGTGGCCGGGAGTTTCGGCACCTTCATAGCGGGGGGGCCGGTCCCGCTCGGCCCCGGAGCGCCGCTGTAGGGCGGCACGCGGTAGCCGGTAACCGGCCGCCCTCCCGCCGCTTCGGCGATGCTCGATTCCGCCACGGTGTTGCTGAAGTTGCCCGAGATCATCCGCCCCCCGCCGAGACTGAGGCCAACATGGCCCGAGCCGCCGATCACGACCACGTTGCCGAGGGCCGCCCCGCCGGACTTGCCCCAGCTTCCCCAGGCCGAAGCGAGCGGGTAGCCCGAGGGCGGCGAGATGCCGTGGGCGAGCATGTCGGCTCCCATGAAGGCACCGCACCACTCGCCGGGGTATCCCCACTTGTCGGAGCTGCCGAGATGGTGCTTTGCCCAAGCGACGACATGGGCGGCATCGGCAGGGCCGTGTTCGGAGGAGAGGAGACGGATTTTCGAGGGATTGCCGAGCTTCGGCGAGCCACCCGCAGCGAGGCGCTGGATGCCCTCGCCGACCGCGCCGCCCTCGGCGTAGCCTTCGCCGGTGCTGACGATGTGCCCGTAGCGGGCGAACATGTAGCGGATCGCCGCAATCGCGTTGTCCACCGGGTTCCAGATGTTCCCGTGGCCCTTCATCTTGTAAGCGTTGAAGGTCGAGTCGATTGTCTGGAGCAGCCCCTTGGAAGGATGCCCGGCGGCGGCGTTTGAGTCGGTCAGGTTGATCGCGTGCGGGTTCCCCCCGGACTCCGACATCATCTGGCGATACAGCCCCGAGAGATTGGACTGCGAGAAGTGGCCGGTGAGCTTCAGCGCCTCGGTCAGCCATCGGCGCGGGCCGCCGGGAGGGACGGGACCGCCGGGGCCGCCGCCCTTGATCCCGCCGAACTTCTTCTTCTGCCCCTTTACCCAGGAGACCGCTTCGTGCTCCAGGTAGCCGCCGAGGCCGGAAAGCCAGTGGGGCAGCACGGAGCCTGGGTTCGGAAGCGCTCCGAGGCCGAGGCCGGCAGCGTCTCCGGCGAGGCCGCGCGCCGCTCCCGCGACAGTTCCCGCCACCGATTCGGCCGCTTCGCCGACTGCCCCCCCGAAGGCGAAGCGAGGAGCCTCGGCGAAGTTGAGCCGGTCGAGTTGGCCGCGGCCGATCCGCGCGACGGCCTTGCGGTTCAGCACGTACTCGCCGCGTTCAAGCATCGCTGGAACCGAATCGCCGCTGGCCTCGCCTTCGAAGATCGCCCCCCCGCGCGCCCGATGCTGATGGTGGACGGCGGCTTTGGCGGCTTTGTGGCCGGTGAAGGAAGGGCCGCTACCGAGGGTTCCGATCGTGCCGACATGGACGAAGGGCAGTTCGTCGATCAGCCCGATCATGTCGTTGACGAGCCCGATCACGTCGTTGATGCCGCCCTTGAAGATATTGCCGATGTCCTTCCACATCCCACCGAAGATCGAGTTCATGACCTTCGCGTAGGTTTCGGCCGCAAGGCGAAGCGGCGCGGTGCCCGCCTGGACCTCGCCGATGACGACCTTGACCGCGCCGCCGAAGAGATCCTCGATGTCGTGCCAAGCCTTTCCGAACTTGCCTTCCATGACGTCGGCGATCGTGTTGACGATGGCCTTGATGATGTGCGCCGAACCGGCGAAGACCTTGCCGAAGCCTTCGACCTGCGCAGCGGCCTCCTTGAAGGCTCCCCGGATGCTCTGCACCAGGTCGGAGTGGAAGAGGTGAACGACCGAGCCGACCGGCCCGTGGATCTGATCCAGCTCCTTGATGATGGGGGCGCTGGAGAAGGCGTGGCCGAGATGTGCGAAGGCTTGGACGAGAGGGTGAATCTCGGCCTTCATTTCGCCGAAGACGTGACTGAGCGCCGCGCCGAGTTCGCCGACCTCTTCGCGGAACGCCTTGGAGTGCTTGTACAGCTCGACCAGGGCGACGCTGAGTGCAGCGGTTGCAGCGACGGCAGCGAGAATCTCGGGGTTCGCCGCTACCGCTGCGGCCCCGGCGCTCGCGAGACCGCCGCCCGCTGCTGCCTCACTACCGCCCGCAGCCGCGCCGCCCGTGGTGACCGCGAAGGTCGAGCCGCTTCCGACCGCTCCAGCCTCGGCCGCAACTCCTCCAGCGCCGCTGACGATGCTGGTAGCCGCAATCAGTTTGTAGAGGCTGTAGAGCTTCGACGCGCCGCTGAGCAGCGGCCCGAAGGCGACCAGGGCGATGCCGAACTCGACCCCGAGTTTCTTGATCGGATCGGGCAGCGCGGCGAAGCCCTTGAACGCGGTCGAGACATCGCCGAGCACTTCCTTGAAGACCGGGACCAGGGTCTTGGTCAGCTCGTCGCCGACTTCGATCAGGGAGACCTTGAGCTTGGACCACTCCTTTTCCAGTTCGACCTTGGGCGTGTGTTCGGCTTCGCGGACGTTCTTGGAGTATTCGCCGACCGATTTGCCGATCTCGGTCCAGCGCTTGCCGAGGTCGCCGACGTTCTGGACCAGGGTCTCGATGGTCGAGGAGGTTTTGCCGCCGCCGAAGGCTTCGACCAGGACCCGGTTGGCTTTCGTCTTGGAGATCGATTCGAGATGTTCGGAGAGCAGCTTGATCGCCGGGACCAGCCCCTTGCTGCGCATCGTGTTGGCCAGCGTTTCGGAGCCGATGCCGACCGTGGCGAGCGCTTTCTGGGCTTTTTCGGTGGTCGCCGACATCAGCGCGAAGGTCATCCGCAGCCGGGTCGCCGACATCTGCGCGGGCTGGCCGCGGGCGGTCATCACGTCGAGCGCCGCGCCCACGTCGCGCAGGGAGAGGCCGACGTTCTTGGCGGCGGGCAGGATGCCGGAGGAAAGCGAGGCGGTGAATTCTTCCATCCGCATGTCGCCGTGGCCGACGATGGCATTCATCAGCCCCGCCGCTTCGCCCATGTCCTTGGTGCCCTTGATCCCGGTCTGAAGGGCGGAGACCAGCGCGTAGGTGGTCTGTTCCATGTTGGAGTTGCCGACCGTGGCCAGTTTCTGGGCCTCGTTCAGCACCTTCATCGCCTTGGCCCCGCGGAAGCCCGCCGACTCGACGTGGTAGAGACCTTCGGCCAGTTCGTTGGGGCCGAACTTGGAGTTTTCGGCCAGCTTCAGGACCTCGCCCTTCAGCTTCGCCACTTCCTTGGCCGAACCGCCGGCCTGGGTGGAAATCAGCGACATCGAGCGGCCGAAGTCCAGCGACATCTTGGTCGCCGCCACGCCGATGCCGATCAACGGCAGCGAGACCCATTTCGTCATCGAGCGGCCGACCATCGAGGCCGTGGCGGCGTTCTTCTTCCAGCTCGCCGTGCTGGCGCCCGCTCCCGCCACGCTGGCTTTGGAGGCACTCTTGGCCGAGGCGGCCACGCGGTCGTTGGCGGCGACCTGCTCGTTCGCCGCCGCGACGCCGGATTTGGCATCGCCGACGAACTCGATCAGGACGACCTCAGCCATCAGTGAGCCCCCCTTGAACGCATCGCGGGGGCCTTCTGGCGGTGCTGGTCCCACAGAGCGGCGGAGCGGGCCTCAGAGCGGCGCTCGACGAGCTTTGCGTGCCGGGCCTGAAGCTCCAGCCAGCCCATCGTCCGCCAGGCGTCGGGCGGCCAGCCATAGGCTTCCTCTAGGTCGGCGAGGATGTCGAGGATCGAGACCGCGCCTTGCGCGCGGCTGCCGAGCTCGGCCGCGAACGCCTGGCGCTCCTCGGCGTCGTAGGCTCCGGCTCGGCCTCCGTTGGCTCCTCGGTAGGGCGCTCTCCGCCCTCCTCGGGCTCCTCGGTGTTGTAGTAGCGCGAGAAGAGGCCCGCGACCAGCGCAGCAAGCTCTTCGTCGCCGAGCCGCACGTCGCCGTCGATGTAGTCCTTGTTGCGCAGCGTAAACAGCTCGTCGAGCTTCCCCTGGACCTGGGCGCGCAGGTCGGCAATCGTCTCGATGTCCTCGTTCTCGGCGCCGTCGATCTCGCGCAGCAGCACCATCAGCTCGATCATCAGCCCCGACGGCGCGTTGCCGGGGATGCGGTAGGTGACATCGGTGTCATCGGCGCGGCGCAGCTTGACCCGGATGTCGGGCGCGGCGACCTTGGTCAGGTCGATGATGCCGAGGTCGGAACGGTCGGCCATCAGACTCGCTCCGGCCAATGCCAAGTGTTTTCCTCTGGCTGCTCGGCTGCGCGGGGTACGTTGTAGCGATTCAGTGGGGAGCCGTTTGCCTGGAAGACGGTCAGGGAGAGAGCCTGCGTCCCTTCCTCGACCGCGGTCACTATCGCCGGTAGGTCGAGAGTCCCCGAGATGCGGTAGATGACGATCCGCCCGATGGTCGCTGGAACCTCAGACATGGGTTCGTTCCAGCGGGCCGGGGGCGGACTCCGAGCATGGTCGCCGGCGAAAACGCATCAGATGTAGGCGCTGGCGGTGACGTTGTTGTGAATCGCGCGGTGCTGGACGATGCCGGTCCCCGCCGACTTGACGCCCATCGCGGCGATGTCGAGCACAACCGTTTCCCCGTCGGGGTTGAAGCGGTTGGGGGTGACGCTGGTGACCCGCAGGTAGGGGACATCGATGGCGAGGAGCTGGGAGGAGACGAGCTGGCGCTCGGCGTGGAAGGCGGTCGTCGCCAGCGTGTTCGCCACCTGGGTCGCCCCGCTCGGCCCGTAGATGAAGTTCTCGTAGTAGTTCTGGGTCTGCATGATGACCTGGAGGTCGAGGCTGACCGTGTAGCTGAGCGGGACCACCTTGCGGCGGAACTGGTTGACCGTGAAGAGGTTGTCATCGACGTTGCGGACGAATTTGTAGTTCCATTTGAGCAGGTCGATTTCGGTCGCGCCGCCGATCAGGTACGCGCCGCCCGCGTACATCGCCGGGTCGCCGGTTTCCAGCACCGGGGAGAGCGCCGAGGGTTCGCCGTCGCGGTAGTACGGCGTGCCGCCGCCGATGAAGGGCGTGGTGATCTTCCAGGGGTCTCCAGCGTTGCCTTCGACCTCGAAGCCGGTCAAAAGCGCCGACATCACCCGGTCGATTTCGTTGCCGCCGCCCCAGGCGCCCTCGATGGTGAGGAAGCGCTGGGTCGCGTTGGGCGTGAAGACCGAGGTGCCAACCCCTGCCGAGGTTCCCACCGAGATCGCCGAGCCGAGCGCCCAGGCCGAGAGGTAGGTGAACATGTCGGGGCGGGCGTAAGCGACGATCTGGCCGTCGGTTTTCGTGTGCTGGCGGTAGACGAGGCCCTGGGCCTGGCCGTCGCCGCCCTCGAAGATCGCCTGGGAGTCGATGGTCGGGCCGATGTCCGTCCCGTTCAGATACTTGACGAACTTGAATTCGGTCGCCTCAGTTTCGGCGTTGGCCTGGCGGCCGAGGGCGAGATAATTTCGGGGGTCGCTGCTAGATACGCCCAAGGCTACTCACCTTCTCCGTGGCTCTCGTGCTTCGCGGCCTTCGGCGCCGCCTGGGCCTCGTGGAAGCCCTGGGAGGCGAGCAGCCGAGAGGCGAGCGCCTCATCGACCTCGATCTCGTCGCCGTGGCTGACTTCGCGCTCCAGATCGACGACCAGAGCCTGCGGCCCTTCGTATCTGAGCGTGCGCTTCGCCATCGGGGCGAGTATCGGCTCGGCGCGGTGGCTTCGGGCTTCGCGGGCCAGTAGTTGACGCGCGGCAAGTAAAGTAGTAGCTTCGAAGCGTGATCCTGTTCTCTCTCGAAAGGAAGTCCCCAATGCGAATCCGACCCCACTGGCGCAAGATGAGTTGGGCGCTGATCCTCTGGAGCGCGCTGATCGGCCTCTGGATTCTCGGCGCGATCACCAGTGCCGACCCCGGCGGCAACTGCCTCCACCATGCCTACCTGAGCAAGCAGAGTTGCGAATCGGCCAGTAACGCGGGAACCGGGATCGGTGTCGGCGTCCTGATCTTCCTCTGGTTCCTCGGCTTCGTGCCGCTCTCGCTGATCTGGCTGATGAGCAGGCCGAGGAAGGCAAGAGCATGAGACGCGACTGCCAGGTCTGCCTGCTCATCATCGCCGCCCTCATCCTCGCTCCCAGCGCCAGTGCGGCGCCGTTCTCGCCCGAAGCCGAAGCGGACTACCAGGCGGCGGTCGCCTATTGGGGCCAGGGAGAACCGGCGCGGTGCTCGACGCTGATGAGGGAACTCGTGCCCCCGAGTGAAATCGAAGGCAACGCGGGAGAGGCCACCCAACCGGCTCCGGGAACGCTGGTCACATGCAGCCTTCGCATCTCCGACACCCTCCAGCCATGCGAAGTCCCCGGCGTGATGCGGCACGAGGTCGGGCACCTGCTCGGCTACGGGCACTCCGGCAATCCCGCCGATGCCATGTACCGGGTCGCGCCGACGCCGGAGTGCACAGCCGAACATGTTGCGTGGCTGTGGGAGCAGGCCCGACGCGAAAGCGCCCACTGCCCCCACGTCAGAAGCAGGCTGTACCGACATCAGTGTCGGAACTCGGTCGCCACGTTCCAGCGCTGGGCCGCCGAAGCCGAAGCCTGAATTCAGACCGTCTGCTGCTGGCGCACGCCGACGGTCGTCGCGACCATCTTGATGAAGCCCGCGCCGCCTTCGCCTTCGACCCGGATCATGCGGCCGTAGGCGTCCCCCTTGAAACGCAGCCCCCATCCGCCCTGGCCCAGTCCGACCCCCGGATAGCGGTCCTTCAGCGCCACCTCGCGCACCGCGCGGCCGAAGCGCAGCAGCTTGCGGATCAGCTCGTCCTCGCCCTGGGCCCAGTAGACCGATTCGAGCGTGACCAAGTGCTCATAGACGATGCGCTCGCCGGTGTCTTTGTCGAGCGCCGAGCGCGAGGGGGCGACCACGATCCACGGATAGGTCGGTTCGGCCCGCTCGCCGATGCTGATCCCGGTCGGCGGGTCGACCGTGAAGCCGTCGGTGACCTCGGCGTTGATCGCTTCGAGCTTCGCCGGGAGGTCGGCTTCGAGCTTGGCGATCATCGCGTCGCAGGTCGCCTCTATCCACGATGAGGCGCTCATCGGAATCTCGCGTGGATCTCGGCGGCGGCGAGAGCGATCTCATTCAGCCGCGCCGCCGGAATCACCGGATCGCGCGCGGGCATCGTGGGAGTGCCGTCGCGGTGCAGCTCGGCGAGGTTCCAGCGCCCGTCCGGCGTATTGCGGTCGTTGACCCACTGCATCGTCTCGGGCGACGTTATCCGCATCGCCTTGGCCGGGTTGACCAGCCAGTCGCGCAGCTCCCCGGAGGCGACGAGGATCGGCTGGCCGGGGTATTCGCGGGACTTGCGAGCTGCGTACTGGAGCGAGAGCGGCTGCCAGGACCCCTCGCCCTCGGCGGTGAACCAGGCTTGCTCTGCGACCGACAGCTCCTGGGCGATCTGCTCGAACATCGCGACCGGGGCGGCGAGCTTGGCGGCGTAGGCCCCGAGGCTGCGGTTGGCCGAGGAGATGCCCTTGACGAGGACAGTCATACGGGCGCTCCCTGTCGGCAGCAGTTCTCTGGCGGGTCGGCCTTGATCGCGTCCCGCACCGGGCAGCCGCCGTTATGGCAGCAGCCGAGCGGATAGCGGCCTTCGAAGTCCGTCAGCGCCAGCGCACAGCCATCGAGCATCGGCCGACCGTCGATTATCGGGCAGGTGCATTCGATTCGGGCGGCGAAGCTTGGGCCGCCGATGCGCCGCGCGAGCCAGCCGAGGATGGTCATCGCTTCGGCCGGATCAGCGAATCTGGAACTGGCCCTGGATCCTTGGTCGGTCGATATCCACCCTCGCGAATCATCCCGGTCTCCGGTCCCTTGAGCCATTCCTGAAGACGCTTCCAGCGAGATTTCCTCCGGACGGTCATCGCAGCGTCTGGGCGTTCGCCCGCGTGAAGGTCGGTTCTTCGGAGCCGGGAGCGACGGCCGGAGAGCGGGTGCGCTTCAGTTTCGGCGCGTCGGGCAACGAGCGCTTGCCGCCCTCCAGCGATTCGAGCAGCGCCTTCCACTCCTTCCCGTAGGCTTCGGCGTGCTTGGATTCGCGGCCCTGGGGCATCGCCATCGCCGCCCGGTAGGCACCTCCCACCGTGACCCAGGCGCGGGCCATATCCACGGAGGCGGTGGCGGTCGTGGGTAGCGGCGTCGCATAGTCCAGGCGCGAGAGCAGGGAGTCGAGTTCGTCGGCGCAGAGGTCGATCCCGTTGGCGACCTGGCTCGCGGTGGGCCGGGTCGAGGCGCCGAAGGTGGCCCCGGCGATGTAGCCGGTGACGTCGCTCAGAGCGGCGTAGGAGTAGGGGCGGGGCATGGGGCGATTATCGGCTCAGTCACCCTCACTGCCCATTTCCCGCGTCGCCTGCTCGCCGAACTTCGCCCAGCTCGCTTTCATCTCCGTGTCGGCGTCCTTGGCAGCGGCGCTGCGCATGAAGCTGTCCAGCTCGAACTGCCAGCGCTCCTCCCCCAGCTCTTGCACGGTGGCGACCTCGTCGATGCGAACCGAGACCGTCATCTCGTGACCCTCGAAGGTGATCCCGTGCAGGGTGAGGAACTCTGCCTCCTGGGAGCGCCCGGCGGCGATGCGGGACAGAATCTCCCGGCGCTCCTCGGCGATCATGAAGCCGCCCGTGGTCCGCAGGTGGACAACCGCCTTGGGCCGGTTCATGCCGCGACCTTACCCTTGGTAAGCAACTCTAGCTCCCATTGGTCACAGACCCCGAGCCAATCGAGAGCCAGCGCTTTCTCTTGGCAGTTCCTTCGAGCATCGACCCGCGCCTCGCGGTCGCTCAGATAGTGCACGCAGGCGGCGACGAAGCGCTCGCGCCACTCCAGGCTCAGCTTGCCGTTGGCGACCTGCGGCTCCAGTCGATCTCCGCCGAAGACGGTCTCCTTCAGCGCCCCGTAGTCCAGCGTCACCGGAATACAGCCGGCAGCCTGGGCCTCTGCCGCGGAGAGACAGAAAATCTCCGGGAAGGCAGCGGCGCTCGGCGAGGACCAGCTCGGGTAAGACCAGATCATCGCTTCGCGGTAGAGCTTCGCCAGCTCGGGCTGGCTGAGCGAGCCGTGGTTGACCAGTCCCTCGCCCGCCTCCTGTTCCAAGCGCTCCAGCTTCGCGTGGAAGTCCTTGAGATGCGGGAAGGCGCCGGAGTCGCGGAAGGTGAAGTAGATCGGCGAGTAGGCGAAGTGCAGCTCGGGCTTCTTGATCCCCGCCGCCTGGGCCTGCTCGCGGATGCTGGGCCACATCTCCAAGAGCACGTCGAGGCCGCGATCGGGCGAGGAAGAGTAGACGAGCCAGGGCTTGCGCTGGGGATCAGGCATTCTCCCGCTCCTCTCGCAACTCTGAGATGCTCCGCCTCGCTTCGAGCGGGATAGGAATCGCTGCCAGAATGGCAGGTAGGTAGAGGGTGACCGGAGCGATTACCCTCTCTCCCTGCATCATGAACTCCTGGAAGGCCGGGCGGCCTTGCTTGCCGAATTCAATGTCTCGCAAGAGCGCCGAGACTTCCTCGTACTCTTCCAAGACCCAGAAGGTCGCTCCTCCGACATAGAGCTGCGTCGCGGCGCGTCTCTCATCCGGATTAGCGTTCACGCCTCGACTTTCTCCTCGAAGTAGCTCGTCTCGATCCCGTTCCGCGTCAGGAAGACCTTATCCTCGATCCAGGGGTAGCGCTCGACCATGATCTCGCGGTGGAAGTCGGAGAGCACGGCGATGTGGGTGGCGCGCGAGGCCCGCTGCTCGGTGAGGCGGTCGCCGTAGTCGGCATCGTGCAGCCAGAGCAGGCGGCGCTCGGCGTTGATCGTGCGGTCGAATGCCTCCGGGATGCGCAGCGAGACGAACAGATCGCAGCGCTCGCCGGGGTCCCAGGCGGTCCAGGGCTCGTAGAGGACCTCGCCCTCCTCGTGCTTTCCTTCGACCGTCCAGTGGTCCCCGCGCGCTCCGCCGCCTTCTCCGGCGAAGACCTTGACCACGTAGCCGCGGCGCGCGAAGTGCTCGGCCATCTTGCACAGCGCCGTCTCAGAGCCTCCCAGTCCCGTCTCGGTGATCTGCTCGGGACGGCAGTCGGCGGGACCGGCGAAGAAGACGATCTTGCCCTTCCGCGGGCGGGGCTGCATCGAGGCGACGATCAGCCGCTGCTCGGTCTCCATCGCGGTGATCTTGCCGCGCTCGGCGAGCAACCCCGAGACTTCCGCCGGGGTCATCGCCCGCAGGTGGCCCTTGGACTCGACCGTGGCCCAGCCGGGGACGTTGCCGTTCTCATATGCGCCGCAGGGTGTGCTGAGGAAGCAGAGGCCGCCGGGCTTGACCATGCGGGCCATCGCGTCGAGAGTCGCGGTCGGATCCGGCGTGTGCTCCAAGGTCTCAAAGAGGGCTACGGCATCGAAGGATTCGGGTTCGAAGTGCTCCGCCGCCTTGTGCAGGTCGTCGCAGATGACTTCACCGCTGACTTCCGCTAGGCGTTTCTGGGCGCGCTCCACCGCATCCCGATTGAGGTCCATGCCCGAGAGGGTCCCCTGGGTGCCATAGCCGGCGCCGGCGAGATTGGCCAGCATCCAGCCGTCGTTGGCTGACATGTCGAGAATCCGCAGATCGCTCTTGACCGCGATCGACTCGCCGACATCGAAGCTGCCGCGCTCGGCCGCATACTTGTCCAGCCCCTCGCGCAGGAACTTGACCCGGTGGAAGTGCTCGTGCGCCTCGGCGACCGGGATGCCCTGGGCCTCGAAGGGTGTCTCGCCCGGATTCTCTCGGTAATAGGAGCCATAGAGCGCCGGGTCGGCTGCGTGAAGCGTCATCTCGCGGCTGTCCAACCGAGCTTGAGCCACCGCCGGGTCGTTGGCGACGAAGTAGGGCACGGCGTCTCGCATCAGCGCGTTCGCCTTCAGGTTCTCGTCATGGCGGATCAGCGTCTCGCGCAACTGGAGCACCGTTTCGACCGTCTGCTTGCGCTTCAACTGCTCGCCGACCATCCCCGCCTGGGATTTGAGGTCGTCGCGGTAGGGGGTGATCTGAAGGGCGGCCTGGGTCGCGTCGAAGGCTTCCTCGACCCGGCCCAGCTTCGCCAGCGCGACCGAGCGCATCAGCAGCGGCTGGTAGTGGTACTCCAGCGGGTTGATGATTAGTAGCGTCTTCGGCGTCTCGCGGGCCAGCGCCTGCTCGCAGAACCACAGCGCCCGCTCGGGTTCCTCCCGGCGCAGGCTGAGCTCGGCAAGGTCGATGTAGCCATCGGGCCAGTCGGGGCGCTCGTGGACGGCCAGGTGACCGGCCTCGATCGATTCCTCGATCCGCTGGGGCGGGACCTCCTTCTCGCCCTCGCGTAGCGCTCTGAGCGCTATCGAGAGCTTGTGGGCGATCTGACAGCGCTCCTCGGATGCATTGGGGTCCTGGCGGCTCAGATAGTCCTTGAACAGCTCCACGGCCTCCTTAGGCCGTCCCAGGCCCAATGCCTCGGTGCCGAGGTAGGCGACGGTGCGCAGGTCGGGCTGCTCCTTGGCGGCGGTCGCCGCTTCGTGGCTGCGGCGCAGGATCTTGTAGTTGCGCTCGGGATCGCGCTCTCGCTCGGGCGGCTGGTGGTGGTGCCAGATGCCGTCATCGACGTGGACCAGGGCGCCGGGGACTTGCAGCACCTCGTGCACTGGCAGCATCCATTTCTCGCCATGGTTGTAGCGGACCAGGCGCTCGCGCCAAAGCTCGCAGACCGTATTCCCGGCGTCGTCGCGAGCATAGTTGTAGCGGTGCAGGGTGCCGCTAATGCCGGGGTTCGACATCACCATCGCGCCGAGCTGGCGCAGCTTCTCGGCACCCTCGATCAGATCGTCGGCATCTGCCCAGAGCGAGAGGTTGATCCAGTCGGGTAGAGCGTCATAGGAGGCTTGGCGGGCCTCGGCGAAATTGTCGGTCCAGGGCGTCTCGATGACCTGGCAGCCCCGCGCCAGCGCTATCGCTTTGGTCTCGTCGGTCGAACCGGTGTCGGCAAGCACCACATAATCCACGGCTGCCTCGGTGCGGATCTGACCCAAGCCCATTCCCGCCGAATGCTTCTCGGTGTTGAGTGGCTGCTCTGTCCAGCCCACCGAATCGAGCAGCCGCGGCAGAGTCTCGGCCTCGTTTTTGGCGATCAGGGCGAGGCCGATTGTCGGCAGGCCGTCCTCGCGGGCGAAGGACTCAGTCACGCGGGGCGTCTCGCCATGAGGTTGATCGTTTAAGCCCGAGCGGGAAGCGCCGAGCGCTGAAAGCCGCAAGGCCCCCGCGACTCACTTCTGCATGAGGCAGCTTCGTCACCCGGCGACAATCTAGCGGCCGGTGCGGCGGCGACGAAGATCAGGCGGCGTCAGGTATCGGCTCGGGAGGCGACTCGGCGGTCTTGGAAGCAGCCTTGCTGGGCGGCCGGCCGGCGAGGCGCTTGGCGAGACCGCGCTCCAGCAGCGACTCGGCGGACTCGGGATCGACGGAGAAGCGCTCGCCCTCGGTCTTCACCGCGCCTTCGGCGATCACCCGTTGCCCCTCGGCGACCGCGAGGCGGACCTCATCGGCCACTAGAGGCATTCCTTGATGACGTACCCGGCGTTGGGCGCGACCACCTTCTCATCAACCCGTTCCATCTCGCGGATGTACTCGACATCGGGATCGATGCGCTGCCAGCGCGCGACGGTCGGGGCCATGAACTGGAAGCCGTAGATCAGGCTTGGAGTGCCCCATCCGGCGGAGGGGTCGATGTAGGCGAGAATCGCGTTTTTGCCCCAGATCTCTTCCGCGGTGGCGGTCGCGCCGGGCTCGTTGGCGACGATCTTCTGCGAGCCGCGCGGGATGATGACTTTCATGCCATGGATCTGCGCGGGCAGGATGCCGTCGCCGAGCCGGATCATCTCCTGGCCGTTGACCGTGTAGAGCATCTGGTTGCGGAAGGTGTCGGTGCCGTGCACGGTGGCGAGGTTGTAGGCCACCGGGTAGGGCAGGATCAGCGTGTTTGGGTTGTAGCCGATCTGTTCGTAGACCTTGAGCGCGGCGGCGCGGAGGTCGGCCTCGGGGTTGGATTCCGAGCTGGACCATTTTTTCGCCGCTGCGGCTTCGTTTTCGGCCGCGATTTCGCCGCCGGCGACGCCGGTTTCGCGCAGCTTGGTGGCGAGGCGAATCTCGCGGGCAAGGGCCTGCTGGAGGTCGAGCAGTTCGGTCTTGTTCTGCTCTAGGCGCAGGGCAGGAGCGGCGTTGGCGCGCTCGTCGTCGGAGATCGAGACTTTCAGGCCGTACTTCTTCGCGTTGTAGTGCTCGGTGGACCACTCGAAGCCGACCTCTTTGGTTTCGGTGCGGTCCTCGATCGAGTTGTCGGCGATCTGGGCGAACCAGTAGTACTTGGGGAAGGTCGGGTACTGGCCGGAGATCGTCTGCACCGGCTGGCGGGCGACGAGCTGGTCATAGATGAAGCCGTGCGCCATGTAGCGGCGGGCGACGTTGGTCAGCAGCGGGTCGATGACCTGAAGCCCGGCCGCGCCGCGCGCGTCGGCGAACGCCTCGGTGTCCACCCGCTGGTGCAGCAGCTCGGGGTGGTCGAGAATCCTAGACAAGGCCGCTCACCTGCCGTGGTTCGAGCTTGACCGAGAAAATCTCTCCGGCGAGAGCCGGGGTCAGCGCGACGCCGACCGACCATTGCGTGGTGCCCGAGGCGGCGGCCGATTTCGGCCCGAGCAGGGTGGTGGTGGCGAGCGAGTTGGACTGCGCCGCCGATGCCACACCGATCGAGGCGAGCGAGACCTCCGCGCCGTGCCCGAGCGAGGCCGCCGCGATTGCTTTGGCGACTCCGGGGGCTTCGAAGACCGCGACCGAGAGGCCGGGCGAAGCGCCCGATGCCTGGGTGATCCCGTAGGGACGCTGGGAAGCGTTGGTGAGGGGGATGACCTGGCCGTTGACCGTGTCGAGCGCGACGACGGTGCGCGGCGGCATCACCGATGCGGCCTTGAAGGGAAGCGAGTAGCGATCCTCTACCCAGGCCATCAGGCAGCCGCTTTCTGAATCTCGGCCTGCACGTGGGCCAGCGCGTCCTCAAAGCTCTTGTCGGGGTGCTCGGCCATGAAGGCTTCGACCCTCTGGTTCAGCTTGAAGCTCTCGGCGTGCATCCCCTTCGGCGCGGCTTCCTGCTCGCCCGAGCCGGAGCGTCCCTGGGAGGAGAGCGGGATCGTCTCAGCCGGGACCTGCTCGACCAGCGCCTTGGTCTTCTCGGCACCGAGCGCGTCGAAGGTCTCCCGCCAGGTCTTCTCGGTCTCATCCTTGGCATCGAGGCGGCCATCGCGCTGGGCCTGCTTGAAGATCTCGGCGAAGTCGCGGTCGGACTCCCGCTTCTCGGCGGCGTCGATGCGAGTGCTCAGAGCCTCGACCTGGCCCTTGGAAGCGGCGGCTTCCGCAGCCTTCTCCTTGGCGGCCTTCTCGGCCTCGGTGGCCTTCTCAGAAGCAGCATCGGCTTCGGCGGCCTTGGCGGAGAGGGCAACGATGTCGGCGGCCTTGAACTCCTTCTCGGCGCCGTCGATCTCGACCTTGAAGGTCTCCGGCTGGGTGTCGGTGTCGGTCTTCTCTGTCACGTCGGGGCGAGTATCGGCTCGGCTCGGCGGTTCCTCGGCGACCAGCTTCGCCGCGAACCAGGCCAGCATCTCCCGCTCGACCTCCTGGGAGAGCGCCACCGGGGTCATCCCGCGCAGAAAGGGGCGGTTGGTCAGGGCGCCGGCGAGGATCGTGAAGCCCTCCTCTTGGCCGGACTCCGAGCGGAACTGCGCGGTGAACTCGGGGCTGAAGAAGCGATAGGCGCGGGAGGCGATCTGCTCGCGGGCCTGCTCGGTCCAGCGCACCTGCGCCCAGAGCGACTGTCCTTTGCGGATCAGCGACGTGAACCAACCTGCGGCGGGAGCCTCGCGACCTTCGTTGAAAGCGTGGTCGTAGTCCACCGGGATTTCCTGGCCGAGCGCCTTCCAGCGGTTGAAGTTGGCGACCGCCTGGTCGAGGTCGGCCTCGGAGACTGGCACGGTGCGCTCGCCGCGCTTGAACTCGCCGACGCGCAGCACTTCGAAGGGTTCGGAGATGCCGCTCTCATCGGCGCCGGCGACGGCGAAGGCGACCACGTAATCGAGTCCCTCTTCCTGCGCCCAGCCTTCGGGGATCAGTCCCGACTGGCCCAGCGCGGCGGCGCGCTTCTTGATGTGGGCCTTAGCGGCGCCGGGGTTGGAGGCGCGACCGGCAGCCTGGATCGCATTGCGAAGGTCGGCCACGTCGACTATCGGAAAGGAGCCGTCCGGCAGCGCCTTGGATTCCTTCGCCAGCTTTTCCCGCGCTTCGGCGGAGTAGTCCTTGAGCGCCTCGGTCATGTGGCGAGTATCGGCTCAGGAGGGCCGCCTCAACCGCCGGGCTGCTGCAAACATCCGTCCGGTGCTCTCAAGTCTCGGCCCGGCGCGCCGATACAGGTCCCATGAAGACCGCCACCGACTCCCGAGCGTCGCTCTGGCAAGCGCGCGCCGAACGCTCCGTCGGCTCTCACGCCGAGTTCAAGACGCTCTACACGCTGGCCTGGTACCGGCGGCTTGAGGCCGAAGCACGGGCGCAGAGGGGCCGCGCCGCGCGGCAAGCTAGGGCACCGAGGTTTCGCTCGGAGCCATGAGTTCCGGCAAGTACTGGCACCGGCAGCGATCCCCGCCTTCGCAGGACCCGTCGGGCAACGGCGGGGCAACTTCGGGCCGGAAGCTTTCCCCGTCTGAGCCTTCACAGACGTCGCAACACCTATTGTCGAGCACAGCGCTCCTGATTACGACTTCGATCAGCCCTCGTGCCGCAGCGGTCTGAATCTCGTCCATCCGCCCCATCCCATAGACCCGGTTGGAGGCAAGCGGAGCGCTTTGTCGCAGCGCCGCTCTAAGTTGGGCCAAAGGGTCCTCACCGGGCGCAGCCTCCGTCCGCGCCCGCTGGGCCAGGGCCTTCAGCGCCCGCTGGCGGATCGCCTGCGTCGCCGCTTGCGAGCCGGTGTCGGCCATGCTCGCCGCCAGGGCCGCGATGATCGCCGCGATCTCTGCCTTCGACAGCGGGATATCCGGCGGTTCTCCGGCTCGGCGTTCTGCGGCCATCGCCGTCCGCCCTTCGGCCTTCAGCGCATCCTGCTGGCGGCGGACCTCGGCGCGCACGTCGGCTTGGCCGGTCGCGTAGATCCGCAGCAGCTCGGCTTCCAGGGCTTCGGCCAATGGGCGCGGGTCGGGCTTGAGCGCTTCGATGGCGGCGATGTCGGCCCGTTCGACCGCCTCATCGGCCGAGGCTTGCAGCGAGCCGAGCTGGCCTTCCATGACCCGCTCGCCGATTGCGACGATGTCGAGCTGGGCGTTGTCGAGGGTGTCGGCGACCTGCTGCCAGGCGACGTGGTGCTCGACGCCCCTCAGCGGCCGGGAGGGGATGAATTGCGAGAAGCTCTCGCTGCGCTCTATCGCCTCGACCTGATGGCGGTTGAGTGGGTAGTCCCCGCGCTCTAGGAGCGCGGGGATGGGATCTGAATTAGTCCCCTTACCGCCTCTTCTAAATCTCGACCAAAGTCGGCGCTTGGGCTGGGAGGCCGCCATCCCCGGCGCGCCGCCGGTCCCCGGTTCGCCCGCTCCCTGCGTGCCACCGGCCTGGCTCGCGTTGGCGGCCGGCATCGGCACCACTTGAACCGGCGGCGGTTCCTCTTCTTCCTCCTCGTAGTCGGGGTCGGCGTCGGGAGCGTCGAGCAGGTCGCGCAGGAAGTCTTCCAGCGGTTCATCGGCTTGCATCGCACCCGCTTCGATCAGGCCCTTGACCGCGGCGGCGATCACCTCGGCGTTCTTCGCCTGGAGCTTCGAACAGACCAGCCGCGGGTAGCGCTCCAGGGTGTAGTTCCAGTCGCACAGCGGCGCCAGCACGGCCTCTGAGAAGGTGTCCTCGATGTAGGAGGCATGGGCGGCGAGCGCCTGGTAGTAGGGGTCCTGCTGCACGTCGGCTGTGGCCCGGGCGCCGACCTCCTTCTGGCCCAGCTCCATGAAGGAGGCCATCACGTTCTTGGCCATCTCCAGGTCATAGCGGCCGATTGCGGCGCCGAAGTCCGCCGCCTGTCCGGCCGAGGCGTTGATCGCCAGGTCCTCGACCAGCCACTCCTCGGCCGGCTGTCCCCCTCCTCGGGCGGGGAGCTGTTTGGGGCCGGGCATTATCATCCAGACGTTCTCGCCCTGCTTGACCTTCTTGATCGCTTCTTCGACCGAGGTCAGATCATCGTCGTCGGCGTCGGGGGGCGGGTAGACGACCGGGAAGCCCGCCGAGCGCTCGAAGGCTATGGCCTCCAGGTTCTGTAGCTGGGACTTGGTGAACCACGATTTCCAGGCCGAGCGCAGCAGCGAGACCCCGCGCCAGTCATCGCCTTCCTTGTCGCCGACGTAGATCACCAGCCGGTCGGCTTCGATCGTCGTCACCGAAGGCTGGTGCCCATCGGCGAGCCACTGCTTGATGTCGAGGAGGCGCTTGGGTTCGGCCGGATCGACGTTCCAGCGCTGAATCGTGCGCTGAAGGCGCGGGTCCAATGCGGCGAGCACGAAGGCGTCGCGCTTGACGTGGGTCGGCTCGCCTTCGTCACCGGCGTCAACGTCGAACTCGACCGGGCGCAGCTCGGCGGAGCGCTCGAAGACCGAGTGGCCGAAGTCCAGGTAGGTCAGCGCCTGGCGCAGGTGCTGGTCGAAGCCGCCGTCCAGCTCGGAGAAGATCGCGTGCTGAGCGAAGCAGGTCGCCTCCAGCTCGACCGGGCTGGGGTTCTCCGGCGGCTGCACCGACCACAGGGCCGCCCGCAGCGGCGTGGAGACGAGGCGGAGCATCCATTGCACCGTGGGATCGGTGCGCCGCATCTTCTCGTATTCGTCGAGGTTGAGCGGCCAGCGCAGGCGGTTGTTGAACTCGCGGTCCTCGATCCAGCCGCGCACGTTGACCGTGCCGCTGCGGCCAGTGGGGGCCTGACGCCCCGGCGGGCGGCCGTTGGAGGACTCGGCCGGGAGGGTCGGGGTCGCCATGCCTCGAATATCGGCTCAGCTAGCCCAGCCGCGCCGTGGGAACGCCCAGCGTCCGAATGATCTCGCCGTCGCTTCGGCCCTCGGAGCGCAGCACTTCGATCAGCCCGTCCCCGGCCAGCTCGCGCAGCAGGCTCACCTGCGGTCGCTTGATCTGCAAGAGGCGGCCGATCTCCGGCACCGAGTAGCCCTCGGCGCTGAGGTAGATCACCTCGGCGGCCTGTTCTCGCATCGCGGCGGTGGCAATGTGTTCGAGGCCTTGGGCGAGGAGGGTGCTCACCACGCCGCTCGCTCGTTGGCGAAGGCGCGTTTCTTGTCCTTGCGCCGCTGCGCCTTGACGTTCGCTTGGAGCTTGTTCGGCTTGCAGAGCAGACAGCCGCTGCGGCGATGCTTGGGGCGCTTGCGCTTGTGGTTCATCAAGTCGGGTCGTGGTGCGTGAGCGCCCGGTCTTGCGCAAATGCCTGCACCGTCCCGTCGAGCGCCGGAGCATCGAGGCTGACCATGCCGTGGTAGACCATCGCCGGCACCGGCTTGCCGCCTACCCGACCTGGGCTGTGACCGCGGTTGGAGCTCGACATCTCATGACGGTGCCAGTCCACCAGCCGCCGGCCGAAGAGGCTGATCGCATAGGCGCTGAAGCGCTCGCAGCGCTTCCGTTCCCAAGCCGCATGCAGCTCGTAGAGGATCACGATCCCCTGCGCGTGCAGTTCCTCGGCTTCGCAGCGGTTCATCGGGCGGCCCCGGTGAGCGAAGTGCTCGCAGCGGCTCTGCACCCATGCCTCGACGTGGGCGATGTCCTCCAGGGCGGTCATAGCTGCTTTTCCTGGCGCCTTCGCCAGCGCCGCGAGCGCCAGTCAGCCAGGGCGCTGTTGCCGAAAATGAGAAGAAGGCCGAAGGCGAAGCCCGTGACCCAGATGAGAACGGCCTGCAGGGTGGTCACGGGCTTCGCCTTCCCTCTTGCCGCGGGCCGAGCGCTACCTCGTAATCGACCTCGCCGACGGACCACCAGCGGATGTAGCGCTTCCAGCCCAAGCCCGGAGTCGGAGAGGTCATCCAGAAGACCAGCCGCGCGAGCGGGTGACGGGCCGGGTGACGGCCGGTGGCTTTGTCCCAGAGCCGGTTGCTGCCGTTGGAGTAGACCCAGCGCTGGAGCGCTCGCAAGGGCCAGGGCCGCACGCGCTGGTAGAAGATCGTCCCATCGACGGCGACGAACCGGTGTCGCTTCATCGCATCCTCATCGCCGCTCGCTTGTCCCGTCCACCGCTGCGCACCCGCCGTCGCTTGCCGACCCGGATCGTCGGGTCGAGCGCTTGGGTCATCGAGTCCACCTGGTCATCGAAAGCTCCGTTCGGGAAAGCCGCACACTCATCGACGAAGTCTAGGACCCAGGCCGGGCAGCTTGCGTCGGGGCCGCTCAGGTCGGCGCTGGGCTGCCCAGGGAGATGTACGTTCCCGGCCTCCAGCTGCGGCGTCACCGCATAGACCCGCTGGGTCTTGTCGCGGCCTTCGACGTTGATCGGCACCAGGCCCTGTATCTCGTCGCGAAGCGCGGCCAGGACCCGCGGTCCGTTGGCGGTGTTCTCCACTCGCTTCTGATGCCCGGCATGCCAGGGGAAGCGCTTGTCCGCCCAATCCGTCAGTTGCTGGACCTGCTCCTTGGTCTCGGTCAGGCTCCAGCGCCCGCGCATCCGGCGGATCAGGTAGCGGTTGGCGAGGTCGGCGCCCCAGAGCGTGCCGACCGTGAAGTCGCTTGACGTTTTCTCGGTGAAGGCGGTGTCCCAGGACTGCCAGATGCGCTTCATCGGCGGCGCCGCCTCCGGCCACTCCTCGCCCTTAAGCCACTCCGCGGGGTAGTAGCGCCACCAGGCGCGCTTGATGATGCCGCCCTCCTCGGGGCTGGGACGCTGCTGGAACTGCCCAGCGGCCCGGTAGGAGGTCATTCGCACCTTGAGGTCATCAACGTAGTCGGGAGCGAACATCTCCGGCCAGAGCCGCTCTCCTGGCTCCGTACGGGGATCGTCAGGCCAGACGAAGGGATGGGAGGGCTCATATTCCTCCGGCAGGCAGAGGTGCTCGAAGCCGCCCTGCTCAAGCAGATGCCCGGTCACGTCTTCCTCATGGAGCCGCTGCATCACCACCACCATCGCCGCCTTTGAGGGCGGGCGCAACCGGGTCAGGACTTCGCCGTCAAGCCAGCCCAGCACGTTGTCGCGCTGATTGTCTGACTGGGCCTCCTCCGCCTTGTGCGGGTCGTCGATGACGAAGAATTCGGCTCCTTCCCCGGTGACGACGCCGCCAACCGAGGTCGCCACCCGGTAGCCCGTCTCGTCATTGTTGAAGCGCAGCTTCTCGTTCTGGTCGATGCGGAGCCGCCAGCTTGCTCCGAGCCGCTCCAGCAGCCCGTAGTAGCCGATGCGCTCCAGCAGAGTTCCTTCCGGGCTGCCTCCGGGCGACTCGATGATCGCTCGGCATTTGAGCGAATCACGCTTGCTCAGCTTCTCGGCGTAGGAAGCGAACACCCAGCGCCGCGAGGGAGTGCTCAGCCAGTCCCAGCATGGCCAGAAGACCGCGACTGAGAGTGACTTCATGAATCCGGGAGGCACGTTCAGAATGAGGCGCTGAAGCTCGCCACGACTGATCGCTTCCAGCTTCTCCGCAATCGCCTCGATATGCCAGTTGGGGACGAACTCATTCACCGGCTCCACAATCGGCCATGCCATCCGCGTGAAGTCGATCAGCGAGAGCTGGGCCACGCGGGCCTGTACCTGCTCCAGGGAGGGGAGCTGGGCAGGTTCAGCGGTTGGCATCGACTAAGCGCATGGGCGCTCAACCTCCGCTGATGAAATAAACAGCCAGCCAGATGAGGAAAGCGACCATCGGCGATATTGCGATGACGAGGCCCAGAATCCAGGTCAAGCGGTCGGGAGGAGTTGGAATTGGCCCGGTCAGCATTCCGGCGTCGCCTTCTCCAGCAGCGACTGAAGCTCCCGCGCCTCGTCGAGGCTGAGCTTGGAGAGGTCGGGTCCGGTCGGGACCTCGACCCGCCCCGAGTGCTTGAAGTCGAACTGCTCGCGGTATTTCGCCGGGTTGCGGGCGCGCAGCATGAACATCATCAGCGGGTCGGAGAATTCCTTCACCGTGGCGATCTGCTCGCCTCTGTAGAAGATCGGCTTGTCCACGCCCTCGGTGCTCCGCCGCCACGCCTCCCGCTCCATCGCGTCGGTGACCGCTTCCTCGATATCGTGCCAGGCAAGGGCGAAGTCCTCATCGCTCTGACGATGGCGATAGGCGGTGGTGCGGCTGATCCCGGCGAGCTTGCATGCCTTGTCGACGCGCCCACTCTGCTCGAAGCCGTCGAGGAAGATCTGGTGCCAGGCGAACTCCGAGCGGGCTTTAATGTCACGCTCGTTGCACTCGGAGCGGGTCTTGGTCATGACGACAGCCTAGCGCGGCACCGCGACACCGGCTTGGGGAAGATCAGAGCAAGGGGAGCCTAGCGGCGGGGTGGGATGCGGTCACGAGGCGGCGCCGCCCTCCGCCTCAACCGGACCGAAAACCTGCTCGAAGGTCCGCAACGAATCCTTGCGGACCAAGACGAAGGCCGTGCCGGACCCGCCATTGCCCCGCGTCTGGACGCTGACCGGGTTCAGATCGCGAGCGTAATCGCAAGCGCCGCCGGGGAAGACCACTACAACCGCCGTTCGCATCCGTGCCTCGATCATCGCGTACAAGGCCAGCGCCGCCAGCTCGATTGAGTAGTTCGCGGTGTCATCGCGCAGCTCCGCCTTCGCGTCCACGAGCATGCGGCCGAAGGGACCGCGTGTGGCGAGCAGATCGGGCCACCAGCGCCACAACGCTTTCGGCCACTGCTCGATCAGCTCTTGGCGCTCGGCTTCGGGGCGTCGCTCCCAGCCAGCATCCTCGACCTCGAACCCGCGTGCATGCAAGGCCCGACGGACCCGTTCCAGATGCTCGGCATGGTCCTTATCGCGCTCGGCGAAGCCGGTCATCCCGCGAGCCGCCCAGCAGCAGCGGCGTGACCTGCCGGATCGGCCTCGACCCCGACCCATCTACAGCCGACCGCGAGCGCCGCCTCCCCATAGGACCCCGATCCGGCGAAGGGGTCGAGCACCAGCGCCCCCGGCGATGCGAAGGTCTGGGTCAGCTCGGCGGCGACATCCCACTTCTGCTCCCAGACGAAGCGGGCCTTGGTCCGGGGCGACTCGGTGAGCGTGTCGGGATGCCAGTCGATCCGCCCGCTCGGCCAGGGGCCGTTGCTGAAGGCCAGCCAGGGCTGCCAGGAGACGGCGATCTTGCGGCCCTGGAAGCGCACGTTGGAGCCGGGCAGCGGCTCGGCGTAAAGCCAGCCGAACTGAAGCCCGCCGGCGCCGAGCGCATCGATGTAGCGGGGCAGCAACAGATGCCCGCAGCGGGCCAACAGCACGCCGCCCGGCACCAGCAGCTCGGGAGCCATGTGGCCCAGCGCTTCCCACTCGGGCAAGTGTTCTTCGCCATAGGGCGGATCGGTGACGATTGCCGTGACGCTGCCCGCCGGGATGTCGGCGAGCCGGTCCTGGAAGCGGCCCAACAAGAGCTTCCAGTCATCGCCCTCGGCATCGGCTTCGCTGGTCTCGACGCCCTCGTGCGCTCCGGCGGCGTTCTCGGCGTAGCGGGTGCTCTTTTCGGACAGCAGCTCGTTGACGACCTCGTGCCAGGACGGGTGATTGTCCAACGCGTTGGACAATGCATCGGCATCCGGGTATCGCTCCGCGAGCTGCTTGCGGTACTGAAGCTCGGTGCGGCTCTTGCCGCTCGCCTTCGCGTATCCGGCCAGGAAGCCGTCGGGCAGCTTCTTCTTGCCCTCGGGGACATGACCGAGCATCCAGCGGCCGATCTCCCAGCGCTCGCGGATGGCCTCGCCCTCGGCGTCGTCGATGCGCTGCTCGCGGCGCAGGCCGGGGCCGAAGTCGAACTCGGCTCGGCTAGTCTGCTCGTGGGCGTCGGGAGCGTGCATCTCTCGGCGCCCGACCCTATCGCTTATCGGGCCGAGCCGAATCTAGAAGGGCACGCTGCCGAAGTCCCGTCTGGGCGGCTGGCGCTTGGGCCGCCGCACCGGCTCGATCGCGACCGGCGGCCGGCCGGCGAGAGCCAGCTCGTAGGCCCGCCCGAGCTGCTCGTATGCCCACTGGTTGACGTAGCCGTAGATATCGGTGCCGGGCCAGGTGATCCGCAGGTCGGTGCCGTGCTCGACGCTGACCACGGAGCCGTTGTGGAACTCGACCCGGCCGTCGCGGACCAGGCGCTCGCGCAGGGCGCGCAGGTGGTGGATCGGCGGCTCAATCACGAGGTCACCCAGCATCCGCGCGTCGTATCCCACCCCCTCGGCGGGAAAATGTGCTCATACTTCGGAGCGCATTCGGGACAGATGTAGTGCTCGCCGTCGGCGCTGAACATCACGCCCTCATTCTCAACGTGAATCGCTACCCCGCAGTCCTCGCAGAACCTGTCGCTCACGGCTTCGACTTCGTCAGGTGCCAGTGACCGCAGGATTCGCAGAAATAGGTGTAGAGGGTCAGCCCGGTTTTGGCGCCGGTCGCCGCCGCGCCCCGGATCGCCTTGCGCTTCGTGCGGAACGCGAGCTTGCCCGACCTTGCGCAGAGACCGTCGGTCCGGCGACCGCTCACCGCACCACCGTCGCCGGCACCCGCAGATAGAGGTCCATCCGCCGGCGCTCGTCGAGCTTCCAGGGCGCAAGCGGCTCGGGGAGTGGGAAGTCGTCCTGGTCGGTGGCGGCGTCGAAGGCGCGGCCGACCGGGCGGGAGAGCGGGAAGGGCCAGGTGACCTCGCCGAGCCAGAGCAGGCTGCCGATCCCGTGGTCGAAGGCTTGGATGATCTGCGCGTCGGCGGCCGGCCGACCGATCACGGCTTCGATCTGCTCCTTGGCGGTCTTGCCTTCGGGGTGCTCAGGCATCAGGCCCAACTCGGCGGCTCGCGCTGGGCCTCGACCTGATCGCGAAGCTCGTCTTCGTCGATCTCGGTGCCGCAGAAGGGACAGCGCCCGCCCTGGTAGTCGAGATCGACCCCGAGCCCGAGCGTCGCGTCACAGCTCGGGCACTCGACCGACTCTGATGGGGCGAAAGCGTCCGAGGGGTTGATCGGCGGCTCAGGCGCCATCGGAGGGCCTTGCCATCGCTTCGTCGGGGTCATACAGATTTCCCGCCGCATCCCGGCTCCAGCCCTCGGGGTCGGTCTCGCCCGGCAAGAGCCCTCGCGGCGCGTTGTAGCGGGCCTCCAGCTCATCCCAGACATGCGGCCAAGCCGCCCGTAGGTGGCGCTGGTTCAAAGTGTCGGCGTGGCGCATCAGGACCATCACCAGCGCGTAGAAGTCTTCGCCCCAGTTGGCTTCGCGCTCGATCCTCTGCGCCAGGTCGTACTCGTAGAGGCTCATCTCTCCGATCCCCGCATCAGCTCGCTCAGCTCGGCGACCCGCTGCCCGAGCGCCAACTGCGCCAGGACGGAGGCGAGCTGGAGCGATTCGTCGTTGTCGCCGCCGGATCCCCTCAGGAGCCGCTCATTGACCATCTCGACCAGCGCCACGGCGGCGTCCTCGAATCCGGCGGCCGTTTGGCTGCGGCTCTGGGCATCGTCGGTCATCTGCGGGCCTTTCGAGAGAGGGACAGGATCACACCGCAGAGACTAGCGAAGCGGTTGCCGCGCGTCAAGGACTGTTTATGTCTCCCGGTTCTTCTTCTAAGCGGTTCTCTTATTTACTGTAGTGCCTGTCGAAACAGGCTGGGCCGTGCGTGAGTCGTGCCTGAGATGGGCTGTGGACGGAGCTGTGGACAGAGCCGATTTCTGCCCAAGCCCGAAGACGAAATCCTTGCTCCCACAGGTCCCCGTCCACAGGCTGTGGAAAAGCGATTCGGCTACCCTGGCCTTCCTCAGATTCGCTTCGGCGGCTGAGATGCGGGGCCGTCTTCGGGCGGCCCTTGCGCTTGCCGGACTTCGATCGTCTGGGTCGGCCCATGATCGTCGCCGTCGGCGCAGAGCACCGGCCAGGGCTCTGAGCGGGGATCGTGCGCCGTGATCGCCCCGCACTCCAGGCACTTGGTCACTTTCCAGCGAGCACTCACTCCTTCTCCCGAAGCGCGTTCATGGCAGAGACGACGTGGCGGGCCAGCGCCGGGGTCTCCATGATGCCGAGGAAGGGATCGGCGGGCGAGGGCTCATCGCCGAGCTGGGCATAGAGGGTGCGGCCGAGCTTCTCTCCGGTCCGCCACTTGGCGGCGACTCCGTAGGCGGTGGCGATGCCCTGCTTGCGGGTCACGGCTGGTCGAGTCGGCCCTGAACGAAGCCGCCGATGACGAGCCCGGCCAGCAGCCCGACTCCGGCCCCGAGGCTTCCCGCGATACCGCCGCCGATCAGGGCGAAGGCGACTATGACGACGAGCAGGATCATGAGGCTGGACGGTATCAGGAATTGACGCGCGGCAAGGATTGTGGGACGCTGTCCACCGATGACCCTTCCCCGCTCCGGCCCCGGCCGCCCCCACCATCCCGATCTGACTGGCCGCACCCCCGGCGAGCTGGGGCGGGTCTACTGCACCTGCGAAACGCGGCTGGACCCCGGCTGCGCGGTGCACGGGGTGCGGAGCCGACGGCGTCGCGTCGCTCCCTGGGCCGTGTGCGTCGCGGCCGGGCTGGGATTCGGCGCGGCGCGGATCCTCGGGCTGCCGTTTTAACGGCCCCGGAACGACAAAACCCCCTCTCCGAACGGGATGCGTCAGAGAGGGGGTCCGCCTGCAGCTATAGGCTGCCCGGTATCGACTACCGATTCCGCACTCTACCGCGTTGACCGGCGGCCGCCCCCCACCGGGGACTTCGACAACGCCCCGCGAGCAGCGTCGGGAGGAAAAGCCCGTCCGCTACGGCAAGCTAGGCGACCGACCGGGGAGGCCGAGAAGCGCAAGCGCAGATGCTCCCCTGGCCCGGAAGTCGCTGAACTCGGACGCCGAGGACCTCACTGTCGATCTGCTCAGGAGGCGAAGATGACCCGCTGCCCTCCGAGGTCTCGACGTTGGGGGGGCAGGCTCGCCTAGAAGGTGGGTTAGGGATGCCGAGGATAGGCAGACCTATGGGGGAGAACGAACCTCAGAACCCCGCCGCGGTCACGTAGCCCGGCCGAGCGCCACGCGCCTTGCGGGTTTCGGCCCCCTTCACTCCCCCGCCATAGTCCGGTCTGGCCTCACCGGCCCGCTGCACGGCGAGGCGCAGCCGGTTCTCGTGGGTGCCGGGCGGCGCCGGCGGCTCGAACGGCGCGATCAGGGGCCCACCGCTTCCTTCCTCGGCGCAGAAGCCGCAGAGACCGGCCCGCCGCGTCGGCTCGCCGCACTCGGTGCAGTGCGGGGTGTAGGAGCCGTTCGAGCAGCGCTTGCACTCCGAGCGACGTCCGCCGCGTCGCCGCGGTTCGGCGTAGAAGTCCTCGACCGACTTGACCGCGCCGCAGCAGGTGCATTCCTTGGACTCCACGGCGAGAAGCCTAGGACCCCGCGGGGACACGGCTCAGCTCATATTCGAGCCGCGTGGCGCCGTCGCGGCGGAAGGGGAGCGCGTAGCCGAGCGCTCGCAGCCGGTGCACCTCGCGGGCGACCGTCCCCCGGCCCCAGCCCAGCGCCTCGCCGATCTGGCTCTGGGTCAGCCCTTCGGCCCAGAGCGCCTCGATCAGCACCGCCCGGCGGTCGCGTGCTTCGGCGCGGGCCAGGTGACGGCATTCCAAGCAGCAGGCCGGTCGACGGGAGGGCTTGGCCGACCCCGCCCTCATCGGAGCGCCGCAGAGCGGGCAGGGGGCGCGGTGTCGGTCGTTCCAGTCGCCGGCGGGCATATGACCTACTCGCGGGCCTCCCGGGGCCTCTGGGGGCCGCTGAGGGCTTCTGAGGGGACTTCCGGGGTCAGGCTCTCGCCGCCGAGCGCCGCTTCGCATAGCCCTCGATCTGGTGCCGGGCATAGATCGGCACTTTGCGGCCGTGACCGTCGTCGAGCTTGTCGAGCGGCGCCGGGAAGTCGGGCTCGCGTTCGATGTTCCAGGCCCACTGCTTGGATACCGACCTGCCGTTGGCGCGGGCGGCTTCGTCGAGGATCCGGCGGACCTGGACTCGGCCCGCGAGGGTGCCCGGTTGAGTCGGCTCCTTCACGCGGCGAAGGCTACCGGAGCCGTTGCCGCGCGTCAATCCAGGCTGCCGCTCATTTGAACTGGCCTTCGATCCGATCCAAGAGCCAGCGTTTCCATTTTTCGGTCCGCGGAGAGCCGTAGACGCGGCGGGAGAAGCTGTCGCACTTGGTCTTGGAGCGGCAAATCAGCTCCCAGTCGTCATAGGTTTCGACCTCACCGTTCTTCAGCGTCCGACTGCCGGGGTCAAAAGCAGCGCCCGCGACCGCCTTCAGCAGCTCGACCGGGCCACGTTCTTTCAGCCTCGGCAGCGCTTGGTAGAACTCGACGTGCTCGAACTTCGTCGCCGGATGCCAGGTCGCCAGCCGCCACCAGATGTGCACCGCCTCGGCCTCGCCATAAAGCTGGTGCTTCTCAGCCTCGGCTTGTGGATCGCGTTTGAGCCTGGTGATCTCCGCGCAGGCAGCATGGTATTTGTGGGTCAACGTATCGAGCGTGTCCTGCTTGGCTTTGCATTGCGGGCAGTGCTCGTGGACCTCGCCGGTCTCGGGATCGACGGATCGAAGGTGCGGGACGGCGCTCACGCCGCGCCCAGGCACCGATCGCACATCAGCCCGCCCCGGCCGCCGCTGAACAGGCCCGCGATCACGCCCCGGGCCAGCTTGCCGGGCTGCTCGGCGCTCAAGGCCCGGATCGGCTCGCCGCATCCCCGGCAGCGCCCGAAGGTCTCATAGCGCCCCTCCGAGACGGTCAGGGGGGCGGCGCGGTCCAGAAGGCGCTCGGCCCGGTAGTGAGGCCGCCCCGCCGTCACCTAGGCGGACCGGAGCGTCATGAGTCGGCTGATGGCCGAGAGTTCACGGCGAAGCTCGCGAAGCTCGGCCTCCGCGGCGGGGCCTTCGGCCTTGGCCTCGGACTCGATGTCCTCGATCAGCCTGCGGAAGTCCTCGCCGTCTTCCATTGCGGCAACCTAGCGCGAGTCCGGGACGGCACTCCTGCTTTCGGGACCGGGTAGAATCGGGGGCGGTCACAGGATCACCTGCGGTGGCTTGTCAAGTGCGCGCCGCAGCGCAGATGCCGACTTTGAGAGAGGTCGGCATCTGACGTTTGGGATTCGTGGGGATCGGGGCCGTGCTTTGAAGGCTCGGCAGGTCGAGAAAGCTGAGCCGGGTGCGGGTATAAACCGCGGGGCGGCTCCGGTCCATCCGCTCCACAGGCGAGGATTCCCCCTATGCAAAGGGGTTCCGAACTGTTCCGGTTGCGCTGCTACGGGCAACCTGCCGGCGCCGGCTCCAAGACCGCCGAAGTGATCTGCCGCAAGGGCCGCGTCCCGGTGCTCGACGAGCACGGCAACTTCATCTTGCGCTATCGGCATCAGTCGAAGAAGACCGAGCAGTGGATGGCAATGGTCGAGAAGGAGGCCCGGATCGGCTGGCCCGATGACCCCATCGACGGGCCGCTCTGGATCGAGATCGACTGCTATGAGGCGCGACCGGACGGGCACTTCCGCGCGGACGGCAGCCTGCGACCCGACGCCCCGGCGCTGCCCTTCCGGACCATGACCCACGACAGCGGGAAGCTTCGCCGCGCCATTGAGGACGCTCTTACGAACGCTGAAGTCTGGGCCGACGATAAGCGGGTCGTCGACGGCCGCGACCGCAAGCACTACACCGACCGCGAGTCGGCGGTCTTCCCCGACGAATCCTGGCGCGAGCCGCGGGCGCTGATCCGGGTCGGGGTCATGCTCGCCCAGACGGTCGAGCAGGCGGGGATCAAATCGCCGCCGCCGGTCGGCCAAGAGCAGTTGGTCGCGGCCTGATCCCAGGCTTTGGACGGATTTGGACTAGCTTGGAGTTGGCGGCTCGGAGGGCAGAGCCACCTTCCGCCGTTCGAAAGCGACGCCCTCGGTCGCCCGGAAGTGATCGGAGCGGATGAACGGGACGCCGTGCTCGGCGGCCTGCATCGCCTCGGCGAGCTTCTCCTTGCTCTTGATCTCCTCGCCTTCGCGGGGGACGAAGACGAAGGCCAGGTCACGGCCGATCCGCACGCCGCGGTCGCCGTTGCCGAGGTCGAGGACACCGGGGTCCTCTTCCTCCAGGCGCAGGGCGGCACTCTTCAGCCGCTTCTTCAGCCCGGTCCCGCGTTCGCCGGTGAAGTTCACGTCG